AAAGGTCCACTTCGATGGAGTTTTCGACATTTATTTCACAACGGGGTACACCACGCTGCCCGATGACATCCGCAATGACATCCTCGCCATCACGGCATACACCTATCAAAACAGGGGCATCGACCTGAGCAATGAAGGGGCAAACCTTGTCGACTTCCCCATGTTGGCATCGCAGTATTACCGGAGGGTGCCGATATGAATTTGAAACTGACAGGCGTACAAAAGGTCCTGAACGATCTGGCGAAACTTGACAGCAAGGTGACGGCATTCGTCGATGGCGAATTACAGGCCGGCGCAAATGATATGACCCGACTTGCAAAGCAAAATGCACCGGCCAACTTCGGCCAGCTGCGAAACAGCATAGGCAACGGCAAGGCCGGACCGCTGAGGTACACTGTTTTCGCCACTGCCTTCCATGCGCCGTTCATCGAGTTCGGCACGGTCAAAAAGGTCAGCGTCCCCACTGAGCTGCAGGCCGTCGCGCAACAGGTCAAGGGTAGGCCGAAGCGCGGCACATGGAAAACATTTATCGAGGACATCTACCTATGGGGTACTAAAAAAGGAATCATCAAAAAAGGCGACAGGGGCCATGCCCGCGCCATCGCCCGACGAATCTACATGAACGGCATCGCGCCGCAGCCGTATCTTTGGCCTGCGTTCGTCAATGTTCGACCGAAACTGATACAACGACTCAAAGCAGAAATTGACCGAATAAAACTGTGAAAAACCCGGGCAAGTCCATACGAGAGGCATTTATGACAGCCCTGCAAGGTCTGACCTACGACGGGCAGGCCGTGCAGGTCTACGAGTTTATGCCCATCGAGACGCTGCCGATGAACTATGTGTACATCAACGCCATCACCTACAACCAAACAGGCAACAACCAACTGTTCATCTACACCGCAGGGGTGGCCATCGACATCGTCACCAAGCAATACAAGAAACTTGATTATGACGTAGTCGATGGCATTGCAGCGCAGGTGCAAAATACTATCCTTGCATTTCCATACAGTCAAATCCAAGATAGTAACTTTGGGTTCATGAACACTGTGCTGGAGTCGGCCCAATACATCGTGGAGCAGGACGGGTCGGCTTTCATCGTCAGGAAAATCATTAGGTTTACACAAAGTCTAATTCAAAAGTAATGGCAAACATAACGGGCAACACGCAAAACATCGAAATCGACTTCGCGCCGACATCGTCGTACAAGACGCTGATTTGTCTGCGGACGTCGAGTGTCAACACCACCCTGACGGTCAACGAAGACGAGACCAACTGCGGCAAACTGACTTCGGTCGGGGAACCCGGTTTTACGTTCGATTTCGATGCTGTTTGCGAGACCACGCAGACCGCAACTCAGGCGTCTTATGATGATTGCTTGACCGCAATTGTCAACAAGACCAAAGTAAAAGTCCGGTTCCAAAACCCGACCGTCTCCGGCTCCTCGGTCGGCACCTTTTACCACCACGAGTGCGAGGCCTACTTCACCAGCCTGACGTTGAACCAGGACGCAGCCGGTGGCGCGTATGTCTCGTTCAGCGGCACGCTGCAGTCCACGGGTACCCTTGACATCGCGCCGTAATCGCGGCCTAACACTACACACACAACATGAACAACGGCTATATCCAAGCCGACCTGCTAGGTCGTGTGCGCGGCATAAAGTTCGGCATGCTCGCGCTGCAACAGATTTCGATGGAGGCGCAACGCCTTGGGTCTGTCTTAGGCTCGTCCGTCGATCTCGCCATGGTGCCGGTCATCGTGTACTGGGGCCTTTACAACAACTGCTACATCAAACGCGAAGACCCCGACTTCACGTTCGAGGACGTCGTGCAGTTCGTCGATGACCACGTAAACGAACCAGAGCGGTTCACGCCCATAGTGGAATGTCTGTACCAATCGAAACTAATTGCAGGCGAACCACAGGCCGAAGACGCGAAGGGTAAAAAAAAAGTTCGACCTGACGCATGAGACCGGATGGGATGAACTACGCCGGCATGTTGCGGGTGAGATAGGCCGGCAGGATTACGACGCGCTGACGATGCGCGAGACGGTCTTAATCATGCAGGGATATGGGGACCGGCAGGTGCATGACTACCGCAACACCCGCATGGTCATGTTCATGATGGCCCGACTGCATGCCGACCCAAAGAAGGCACCCAAAAGCCCGGAGGACCTGTGGGAGTTACCGGGAGATGAACCCGGACAACTAAACGAAGATTATCTTCGTGGTCTGTTCGACGATTTAAGACGCAAGCAAGAAGCGGAAAAGAATGGCTGAGCAACTGCAGATAGCAATAGGCGCAGACGTCAGCGGGTTGCAGACCGGCTTGTCTAAGGCCGAGGATGCAGTCAAGAAGTTCGACAATTCGGTCAAAAAGTCGGTCGCTGCATCCGGGCAGGCGCAGCAGGCATTGGTGAACCTGGGCCGCGTCGCATCTGACGCGCCTTTCGGCTTCATTGCCATCGCCAACAACATCGAGCCGCTAGTTCAGTCCTTCCAATCCTTGGGCCGGCAGTCGGGCGGTCTTGGAGCCACGCTGAAGGCATTGGGAACGTCATTAGCAGGCCCAACGGGTGTGCTCCTTGCATTCTCATTAGTCAGTTCGGCAGTGACCGTGCTGAGCCAGAAATACGGCAGTCTCGGCAATGCCATCAACGCCATCTTCGGCAACTTCACGGAACTTGACAAGGCTGTCAGTGATGCGGCCAAGAGTTACGACGAGTTTAACAAAAAGGCACAGACTTCGTTACAAATCAGCGAAGCGTCCGAAGGCAGTGTCCAGGGGCAACTTGCCACGGTCAATGCCTTGGTCAAGATTGCCGGCGACCAGACAGCAGCCTACGACAGGCGCAATGCGGCACTCAAGGAACTTGCGAGCATCAACAAGGACTACTTTGGCAACCTCCGCATCGAAAACGGCCTAGTCGTTGGCCTAACTGATGCAGTGAATGGATACACTGCGTCGGTTGTCGCAAGTGCCAAGGCAAAGGGCTTTGAACAGGCCATCTCGCAACTTGCGCCGCAGTTGAACGAACAACTGAGGCTGCTTGAGGCCCTACGCACTGAACGTGACCGCATCGCTAAATTGCCGGCAAAGATTGTCGGCATCGCTGCAACACGTGACCTGACGCAGCTCAACGAAGCAAATGCAGCCTATGAAAAGCAACGGCAGGTAGTTGAAGAACTAACCACGCGCGACAACGAACTACAGGCAGCACTAAACACGCTGACCGGCGAGATTGTAAGGAACAAAGTCGCGGTCATTGCAAGTCAGCAAGCCACAGAGACCAAGACCGCAAACGATAAAGCCGCAGCCGCTGCGACTGACGAGTACGCCAAGGCCGAAGCCCGTCTTAATGCCGAGTTTGCAAGACGCGCGAAGGAACGGGAAAGCCTAAGGGCGAAGGCCGGCCAAATCAGCGCGGTCGACATCTTCGCAAATCAGCAAGCCGCTGAGCCGCAGATACAAAAGTCCATCAGCCTGCTTGACAAGCTAAAGAGCAAACTGGACGAGACTTTCGTAAAACCGCAAAGCCTTGTCCGTGCTGAAATCATCAGCGAACAACAAATCGAGTCGGCACGCGAAAGACTCTTGCAACTGCAGGAGTTCGCCACGCAAACGGCCAACCAGTTCCTGAACTACCTAGGCCCGTCCATTGACGCGGTATTTAGTGCCATTGAAAGTGGCCAGGACCCCATTAAGGCCCTAGGCGAGAGCATCAAACGTCTAGTCATTGACATTGCAAAGGCTGTCGTAAAAGCCGCCGTATTTGCTGCTATCGTCACCGCCATATCGGGCGGCACTGTCCCCTTCGGTCAATCGTTTCAAGCCGGTCTAGGGTTCGCCGGTGGCGGCGGTGGTGGGTTCAGCCTTCCGCAGGTGGGCAGGTCTGCAGCCCCTTCCTTCCAATCAGGCGCAGGCATCGTAGGGGGTGGGCTTAACCTCGCCGGTCAGGTGGTGTTCATCCAGCGGGGCACGGACCTAGTCGGCGTCCTCAACGCCGGCAGCGCACGCATAAACCGGGTCGGCTGATGGGTGTGAAGTATCGCATGGAGTGGACGAATGCGCAGGATGATGTGTGCGTACTGTCGTTCATCGTTGATGATGACTTTTACACCGGCGATCCCATCACCATCTACGGCGGTCCGCGTCCCTTCGTGCTGTCCGAGTTCAACACCGACAACGATATTTTTAAGCCCATACGGCCCCAACAGGCTACGATTGAAGTCCTCGCCTCAATCAACGGCGTCGACATCGAAGACTTCATCATCGAGTCCGATGACAGGGAAATGCAGGTGCGTTTCGATTTCGGCGCATTCACCGGCTATTGGTACGGTGTCCTATCACAGGAGGACATGCAGGAAACGTGGATCGCGCAGAATCATATCCTAACCCTTCGTGCAGATGAGGGCTTCGGTTCCATGAAGACCATCCCCCTAAACGATGGGGCCGGTGCTGTACTGCTTGGCACATACACGCCGTTTCAGCTGATACAGTACGCATCGACTGAGACGGTGCAGACGTTTTTCAACTGCAACGTCATCAGCAACCTGTTCGATGACACGATGACCACGGCATCGACGGACACAGGCATCGACCAATGTACCGTAGACGCCCGGACGTTTGAGACATCGCCCGGCGTGTTTGAGGATTCATATACCGTCCTTGAAAAGATTAACAAGTCATGGTCACAAACCCTGTTCCAGTGGCAGGGTCAATGGTGGATTGTGCGGGTGGAAGACATGTTCGTGTCACCTACCGACAACATCCGTGGCTTCACGAACAACAAGCCGGTCGGAGGTCAGCGTGCGACCTTCAACACACGGTTCAAGGTCGAAGTGGGATATGACGAGCGCGTCAAGCCCATCATGCCGGAGATGCTGAAGACGCTGAACAAGCCGTCCAAGCAGACCACAATAAACTACGATTGGGAAGCCTATGATCAAGTGGTCTGTAATGAAGCGTTCAAATATGGCACGCAACTAGGCACGACGGGCACATACCCCAACGAGACATACAGGTACAGCGTCCTGAACTGGACTAAGCAACGAGGCACACTACAGACGCCCATTGCTGCAGGTGGAATCTTTGAACGGCGTGTTGTCTACCAAAACACGCAGATTAGCGATGAATACGTAATTATCGACACTGAAGCGTCACAGTCCACGTGGATGCGTTCGTGCAATGTTTACGTCATTCAGGATGATTTGATGGACTTTAGCTTGCAGTACAGTCCGCAATCAAACTATGGAAGCACGCGAGTAGACGCCATCATGTTGGTGCAACTGTTTGGCAGTGATTCCACCTACTGGACATTGGACGAAGATGGCAAATGGTATCAATCAAATGCCACATGGACCACCAATGTGCGTCTGCTGCAGGTCACTGTAGAATCCGGCACTGGTGCTGATTGGTTCGACTTTGAAAATGAATCAACCCTTCCCCGTTCCGGTTATATCAATTTCCTTTTATACAAGGACAACACCAGCCCCGTCAGCTCGATAGCATTCCGCAACCTCAACGTAAACATCGACCCGAAGATTCAAAAGTTCCGCAGGAAGAAAATCCTAGGCGATTTCGACCGCTACACGATTTCGCCGGTCATCAAAAAGAACTTTGATTACCAAATATGGATGGATGATGCGGAAAGCGCGAACTACAAAGGCGCAATCTTTGAAACGGATGGCATCACGCTGACTCAAGGCACATGGTTCCGGCGCAGGTATAACACCGAGTCATTCACGTTCAAACGCCAGAACGCCATCGCCAACTGGTGGATCAATCGCAAGTACCGCACGCGGCTTGAATGCAATTTCTATGGCCTAAAATGGGAGCGTTCGGGCAGCATATTCCCCATAGGGATGATCAACACCATCCACTTCGTCGATGACGCGCCTACAAAAACCTTTTGGATAGCAAACCTGAAGGAAGTGGACTTCATGGCCTGCACATGGCAGGCCAACCTTGTCGAGATATGGGATACGACAACCGATGAAGACGTCGAGCCGACCGTGAATGACGTACATTTGAACGACTTTTACTACGAGTAATGCCGGACGCAGTCAAAGGTGATGGGGTGATATTTTACGCGAAGTTGGGAACGACTTTTTACCCATTCGCATGCGCAAAAGACGTCACCATCACGCACACTACGGATAAGATTGAACTGGCGCCATACACATCAGGCAAATGGCGGTCATACATCTATGGCCGCACCACCGGCACCATCAGCAGTAACGGCGTCATCAAGGTCATTCCCGACAGCGGTAAGAACGGCATTTTCGACCTCTTGGACTCGATGAAGGAACACTTCATCATTCTGACCAAATACACCGTCCAAGACCCTCAGGGCAACAGCAAGACCTACGAAGTGCCGTGCCTTATCGACGAGATAAGCATGACGGGCGCCATTGGTTCCCTTGCGACCTACTCCTTCACGCTAACGATGAACGGGGACCCGTCCTTCGACCAGGTGGTGGTAAACACACCATTGACTGACGTGGACAGTTGGGGATACACCGCAACAGGCGGCGAGACCACCATATCCGACCCCGTGATTTTGGGGGTCGATGTACTTGACGTGCGCAGGAACGGCATCGGCCTAGAGGTCATCACAACCGGAACGCCAACCGGCTCGCAGGTCAAGTACAGCAGCGGGGCAGGGTCCCTTGAGTTCGGCATGGCCTTGGGTGTTGATGAATACATCCTAACCATTTACGTCGACTAATATGTACGGCGCAAGATCATATTCAGTAGTGTCGGCGCAGCCATACATTGATGTGGTCGGCATTGTCGCAGGTAATGTGATAATTGTTGACAGGAACGGCATCGGGGTCAAGCATGCCGTGACCTTCGGCGGAACGCAGACGCAGAACGTGTACACCTATGAATGGTACGGGGTCAGGCTCGGGTCGCTGTCATCAGGGAACTGGCTCATCACAATCAGCAACAGCCTGTCAAGCGGCAACCGGACCATCATCTACGAGTTCGGCCCTACGCCAACCGTGGGCAGCACCTACAGCGTCTACTACGGCTCGACCATCGCCAAGTATACGGTGCAGTCGGGCGACAACACCACCGCCGTCCGCAACGGCCTCAAGACCGCCATCGACGCAACCAGTTGGGGCACGACGGTGACGACCTCGTCGGTCAGCACCAACAGGCTGCAGGTGAACATCATGGGGGCGGTCGTCAACTTCACCACGCAGCTCGGCACGCAGAAGTTCAAGAAGGGCCGCTACGTGACGCTGTCCGGGGTCAACTACATCATCATCGAGCAGGAGAGCCCAACGGCCTACCCTACCCTTCCTGCGGTCGCTGCGTCCTACTCATTTACAGCTCTCACACCTATCACGGGAACGGTTGAAAGTTACCTGCAAGAATCACTGACGGAATACACCTACACCGACAGCCTGACAACTACTACAAACATCACTGATATTCCTGTTGTCACATCTGTGAACCCTGGCGAATGTGTAGTTGATGAATCGGCGCAGCGGGTGTGGTTCGATAGTGACTTGAACTTCGGCGAAATCATCAAAATATTCCAAAAATGAGACACCTACTTTTTTGCTGCTCACTTTTCGTGTTTTTTGAGTCACAAGCGCAGCAGATCAATCCCGTACCGGATTATGTGTTCAGGAACCAAATGTCCGTAGGCCGCAACGCTGTGACCGACACTGCGGCATACATATCCATCGGGCCGCGCTATGGAGCCAACAAGGGCATGATGCCGCCAATCGTGTCCGACACTGCGGCCATCACCGGGGTCAAGCGCAACGGCCTCTTAATCTTCAGCGTGCAGCGCAACAATTTCCAATATTGGGATAGCATAAACAGCAGATGGACGAGTGTCACGGCAAATGTCGACACCACCGTCATCTCTACCCGCGCGTGGCGCAAAAAAGGCGACGACAGTCTCGGCGCACTCATCGCGCTGAAGGTGAACATATCCGACACCGCCACGATGCTGAACCCGTACACGCGCGGGAGTGGTACGACGAACCGCGTCGCGAAGTTCACGGCAAGCGGGAGGGTGGGGAATAGTAGCATTTACGACTCCGCAGCAAATCCAACCATCGTTATAGGTGCTGCACAACATATCGGAATAGGTACTGCGACATCGGCGTGGAGCGGATTTACAAACGTGATGCAATTTAGACACGGTGGACATATTGCAGTAGCGGATAACTCGTTTTTGCAACTTGGCACAAATGCCTATTATGACGGAAGCGATTACCGAAGGGTAAACAACGGTTTTTCATCTCGTTATCTGCAAAATGATGGAGCATTCTTTTGGTTGAATGCGGGAAACTCAACGGCAGGGAGTACGATATCTTATTCCGAACGCATGCGCATGACTAACGACGGCGAACTCCTCATCAACACCACCACCGACGTCGGGGACTACCGCCTACAAGTCAACGGTAACGCGAACTTCCGCGATGACGTGCTAATCGACACTAACCTGCGCGTGAACCGACACATCGCACTCGACCAGACACTCGCGGCGTGGTCACTCGGCAACGCCATACAAGGGCCGCAGGGCGCGACACTCTTCCTCGCAGGTGGCGGCGTGCAGAGCCTCGCGAACGTCTACTACGACGGCTCCTACAAGTACACCACGTCGAACCCGGGCGCGGCGATGTTCCTGCTGCAATCGGGCATTACCTTCGCAACGTACGGCAGCGGCACGGCCAACGGCTCGCTGACTGGAGCCAACGAGATGGTCTACGCAGGCGGTGAACTGCGCGTGGGCATCTCAGACCAAGGCACGTTTAAATTGCAGGTCGCCGATAAGTCCTACTTCGGCGATGAAGTACAAATCGCATCGACCACCGACCTCGGCAACTATAAACTACAGGTGACGGGCGACGCTATCCTGACGGGCTCCATCACGACAGGAGCGCCGACGTCGGGCACTGCTGCTGCATGGAAACTCGGCACGAAGGTCGCAACGTCAGTACAACTCGACACAGGCAACTACATCGAGGTCGAAGTCGGCGGAACCTTTTACCGCCTTGCAATCGTAACACCACTTTAACCCATACAGCATGCGAAAATCACTCGCCATCCTCGCTGTCCTAACTCTCACGTCCTTCCAACCGACACCGCCCAAGACCTTCACGCTGGAGCTCACAGCAGACGAAGTGCAGACGGTATACGACGCACTCGGCGAATTGCCCGCAAAGAAGGTCGAGGTAATACGGCTTAAAATCGTTCAACAAGTCAATAAGCAAAACGAACAATCTAAAACCGATAAAAAATGAAGTACGTAACACTCATCGCCATGCTCGCCATCACGTTCGGCGCCGAAGCGCAGACGGACAGCACAAAGAAGCCCATCCCCGTGCAGAAATTCAAATTGTGGTTCCAAGGTCAACTTATCGACGCAGACGATGTCGACGTGGACTGCGTGCAAGATGACCTTGCCACCTTCGCGCGGTTCTACTATGTCATCAAAGACTCGACGGGCAAGCAGCTTGCATCTGGCAATCTTGAGATGCGCGGGGCCGATTATCAGCGCTACTCGACGCTGAACAACCATGCAGACCGAGGCACGAACTGGGTGCTGCAGCAACTCAACCTGCAGCGCAGGCAGCAGCAGGCAGCGCAGCGAGCAGCGGCCCAAGCCGCCGCGACGTCCGGCACGACTACCAAGCAGTGACGTAACTTAGCAGCATGAACGAACCCGGCATCCTCGCATTCACAGCCTACCGCAACGACTCGTTCCAAAACACCATCACGGTGACGGACGGGTCGAACGTAGCCATATCCCTGGCCACCGCGGACGTCAAGATGCAAATACGCACCCGGCCCGATGGGGATGTGAAGATGACACTGACCGAAGGCGATGGCATCACCGTGGGCGGGGCCGGGAACAACGTCATCACCATCAGCCGCATTATGAACATCGACCAAGGTGGGCGGTATTACTACGACGTGCAGGCGGCGTTCACTGATGGCACAGTGCAAACATACCTTCGCGGCCCGTTCGTCCTAATCGAAGACATCACCCTATGAGTCAGGTAAACGTCACATCGACCCCGTCCACGACACATGTCATGGTAGGCAACCCCGTCTACTATGGTTCGTTCTACTCGACGCAGGACCAAACGAACGCCGGCGGAACGTCAGTGAACAAAATCACGCTGAACACGACGGACTTGGCAAATGGCGTGTCTATCGTCAGCGACAGCCGCATCACCATTGCCAACACCGGCGTCTACAACCTGCAGTTCTCAGCGCAGTTAGCGAAGACCGACAGCGGGGATGATATTGTGGACATTTGGCTGTGCAAAAACGGCAGCAATGTGGCGAACACCAACACAGAGTTCACTGTGATCGGCAACAACGGCAACTTTGTGGCCGCATGGAACCTGTTCGTCAACGCAGTTGCAGGTGATTACTTTGAGTTGTGTTGGCATTCATCTGATGTCAGCGTCCGTCTGGACTACATCGCCGCACAGTCCAACCCGACCCGGCCTGCCATCCCTTCCGTCATCGTAACCGTTCACAAAGTAGCATAAATGACCGCGGAGATTATCATGTGGGGGTTCGGCACTATCGGTGTGCTGATCGGCATCTACATTCGGATGGAATTGAAGTTGAAGGAACTTGACGTGAGGGTGCAGGCCCTTGAGCAGACCGACAAGGCGATGAACGCGAAGTTGGACCGCATCATTGAGGCCATCCATGACGTGAAACTAGATTTGAGGGACAAACAGGACAGATCATAACTAAATGTAAACCATGAGCAACTTTGGTAAACTCGACATGCAGGACTTTTGGAAGGGTGCATTGGTCGCTGTCTTCGCATCGGTCCTCGCCAGCCTTGGCACCATCCTTGAAGGCGGCGCACTGCCGACCGTAGCTGAGTGGTGGACCATTGCAAAGGTGGCAGGCTCGGCACTCCTTGGCTACCTGACCAAAAACCTGTTCACCAACAGCGCAGGTCAACCGCTGAAGCCGGAAGCATGAGGGGTATCATTATCACTGCACTGCTCCTGCTGTTCGGCCTTTCCGGGTGTAATCCCGTCAAGCGTGCGATGAAAAAAAAACAACAGTTGGACGCGGCCATCCGCGACTATCTCCGCGACAACCCGCAGCCGGCAGATACCTTTTATGTCCGAGGGGATACCCTCATTCGCTACGACACCATCGTGAACGAAAATATCTACGTCGATACCGTTAGGGTAGCTGACACGATATACATCACGAAGGTGAACTGGCGGGATGTGCTGCGCACTGTGTCGATCACGGACACAGTTGTCACGCGCATCGTGGACCGGTCGTTCAGCGCCGGGCTGCAGAGCGAACTTGACCAAACGAAGGGGGCTTTGGTTGGGCAGCACCGGTCCAAAAGGTCGTGGATGATCGCAGCCATATTCCTGGCCTCGGCCATCCTCATTTACATGGCATTCAAGATAGGTAGATAGTCTCATCATAGGTTTGTTGGTGTAGTGTGTGCGGGCGGGGGTCTATACCCCTGCCCTTTGTTTTTCAACAACTTATGCAGGATTAGAAAAAATATCCTAGAAAGTTTGGGAAAAATTTGGTTGGTATTGTGGGATGCTTTAGTTTTGACTTATCAATCACACAACAAAACACAACGCCATGAACACGCAAGAAACTTTCTACTGCTTCCGGGTCGAAAAATTCAAAGGCACCTACGAACCCACTACTGAGATTTTCGAATTGTCTAAGGAAGAATTCATTAATCATATCGATAGACATCCTTACTGGGACGCAAAAAATGGTCAATTTGAAGAGCCGTTACTTTGGGGGTATGATGACTATAACACGGCATACAATATACATGCTGAAGCAAAACTGAACGCAGAATTTTGGTACGCTAGCTAATGACAGACTACCGGGGCGCGACGGATACGCGCAATCTTTCCAACTATCAAATCACACAACAAAACACAACGCCATGAAAGTCTACAACAGCCTCAAGACCTACTGCATCACCGCCGATCGCAAGCCGGAGAACATTTACCGCGACAATTGCGAGACCTACTATGTAACCGCAGCTAATCTTCGGGAGGCCATCAAGGTCGGGCGCCGTGAATGCCGTTGGAGCGATACCCGTTTCGTGTCTGCCAAATTCGTCAAGCCATGAAGGACAACCGACCCCGCACCTTCACCCGACGCGATGCAGTCATCATCGCTGGCATCATCGGCTTCATCTACTTTGTCGCTATCCTCGAAGCCTTCATTAACTGGCTCGCAAATGTCGTAACCAACTAAAATTAGAATATGAAAATTGAACAGACACTACTTGACAGGTGGGCGCGGATTAAGAGACCGGGCGATGCCAAGATTATCGCCGCAACCATCGGCGTCACCCCGAACCTAATCTACATTGCCTTCAAACAGGGCAAGTGCAGCCGCCGCGTGTTCGACGCCATCAGTGCCTACTATGTCGAGGCCGAAAAGAAATACGCCGACCTCTTGGAGCGGACGGCCCACCTTGTAACAAACGAGTAGCCATGGAAGCCATCATCATCCTTGCCGCCATCGCCGCCTTTATCGTCATCCAGATTGTGAAGTCCAAGACCTGTCTTGTAAAGCAGGAACTGTACGCGGAGTACGAAGATGACTTCGCCGAGACCAAAGCCACCATAAAAGCCTGCACGCCTGCAGATGCCGAACGGGTCCTCGACGCCTTCGTGGAAAGGTGGCATAACATCGTTGATGACATGGACCTAGCCTGCCGCATCCGAACACTACGTTACTGGGCCGAGAACAATAACCACACCCATTTCAGCGTTCATAATTTCTCAAACAACTAAGTCACCAAATCAAATCACATACCATGTTAGGACACAACACCACATCCATTTACCTCGCAGTCGCGGACGGTAAAGTCGTGCGGCGGTTCAAGGAACCCACGGCCACATCAAAGGAGCGCATCACCAAGACCGGGAAAATCGTACACGAGGAAACCTACGACTACGTGCAGGGCCATCTTACCGGTATCGACACGCGGGAAAATGAGTACGGCAAATTTTGGATGCTGCAGATCTCGGAAGACCGACAGCACGGCCCTAACAAATACATTCTGCAGTTCCAATACAGCGGGGGCAATGCGTCCTCCTTCCTGAAGGCCATTCCGAACGCCGACCTGTCCAAGCCGATCAAGTTCATCCCACGGCAGCAGTTGGATGGCGATAAAAAACGCAGCAGTATAGTAATGGTCCAAGGCAATCAGGCCATCCGGTGGTACTGGACCAAGGAGACTCCGCGCGACCTCCCGCAACTGCGCAAGGTCAAGATAAAGGGCAAAGAGCAGTGGGATGACTCCGACATGATGGAGTACCTCGAAGGCTATCTGAAGGCGAACATCATGCCAAAGTTGATGAAAGCGTCCGAACCGGTTGCACCTGTCTTTGGTGCCGAGGGTCCGGATGACGAGGAAAGTGTACCCTTTTGAAAATAGGGGCCATTGCCAATAGGTGGTGGCCCCACCTTTTAGTTTGCACTACACTAAACCTTACATCATGTCTAATTTCATCATCAACACCAACACCAAGCAGTTGACCTTCCTCGATGGAAGGTACTACTGGACCGAGGACGGGCAGTTCGTCCCGTCCGTTACCACCATCCTTGAAGCCTACCCCAAGGAAGCGAGTTACTACATGTGGCTGAAATCCGTCGGCCAGGATGCTGACAACATCCGCGACGAAGCAGGGCGCAGAGGGTCCACCGTGCACGCCATGACGGAAGCCTACGACGCCGGCGCCGAAGTGTCGCTGCTGACCGATGAAGGGCATCTTGGGTACAAGGTCGGGGAATGGGCGATGTTCGAACGATACGTGGAGTTCTGCAACCGGTTCGCGCCCAAGATCATGATG